AGATATAACAAAATCAAATCTAACAAAAAGAGATTATAAATTTTTATCCAATCGTACCGGAGACAATACAATGGCAGAATCAAAACTCTACGGAACTAGTAGAATTAGTTACCAAGATGTAGGTAGTGCAAGGCTAGTTATTAAACATACAGAAAGTGTTAATCAAGAACAAGCCACTGGACGTACTAGAAATGTTGGCACTATATACATTGAAAGTTCAGAAGGAGAACGTTTCAAATATCCATACAAACACCTAAACGGTGCAAGAGCAATGGCTAGACATGTAGCTGAAGGCGGAAATGCATATGATGATTTTGGTAAGCACATTGTTAGTCTATCCGAAGAGCAAGCAAAACTAAGCAAGTTTAAAAGATACATGAGCCGTTCAGCTGTAATGGCAGAGAGTTTAGCTGAATACAACGATGCTGTGAACGAACGTATTATCACAGTTAAAAAGACACTACAAAATCTACAAAAGAAAGACTACTACGCAGAAACATTTGAATCCTTTGCGCCAGCCGTAATGGAAGATGTTCCTACTGATGTAGCAGAGAATTGGATTGATCAACTTACTATCAAACAGTTTAACGAAGAGCTAAAAGACATATTCCCTTATGTGTTTAAGCTAGTAAGCGAAGTAACTAAAGCTAAAGAACTAGGCCCAGATGATTTAGCAGAAGTAGCTGGTCCAGATAAATGCTGGCCAGGACATAAAAAAGTTGGTACACAACCAGGCACGGGTAAGAACAAAGGCAAACGTGTTAATAAGTGTAAGAAAATCGAAGGTACTGAAGAAGCACTAGAGCAAGGCTTTGAAGAAATGATGGGGCAGTTCGGCGAAGATAGAGTTGACGAAGCATTTCCTCTTATTGCATTAGTTGTTGCAGGTGCAAGAATGGCACTGCCAGCATTGACTAGAGTTGGAGCAAATATTGTTGTTAAAGGTGCAAAAGTAGCTGGCGCAGGTGCTAAAGTAGCTGGCAAGACGGCTCTTAAACATCCAATTGGGACAGGAGTTGGAGTTGGCGGTGTATACGTAGGAAAGAAAGCAGGTGATGCTATCGATGCTGTAGGTGACATGGCGGCTGATCTAGCAGGTGATGCAGATGCTCTTATAGCCCAAGCAAGTAATGGTATAAATGCAATTAAAGATCAAATTAGTGCAGCTATAGGCAACAGCGGATTACTTAAGGTAGCACAATTTGCTAGCAAGTATGCTCTTCCTGCACTAGCAGTAGTTGCTATACTATATGGCGGCAAGAAAATAATTGACATGCTAAGAGGCAAAGGAAAAGAAGCAGAAAAAATGCAAACAGCATCTATTGAAGAGATAGAAGAAGCACTTTTACACGAAGCATATATTAATAATGCAAAAGATGCTATAGAAGTCTTAGGACAGCTACGAGGCAAAGGTAAGCAGTTAGAAAGAGGCCAACAAGAATACAAAGGTAACCTGCCAAATGAATACGTAAACGATGTATGGGACGTATGGACTTGGATGGAAAGCAAACTTGGCGGCGGACCAGAAGCAACAGATAAAAAACTTAAAATAATTATGGATGAAGTATTTAGGCTCAGAGGCGAAGCTAAGAAAATGGAGCGTATTTACAAGCCAGATCTAGAACATAATGATGAACACATGGGCGCCGGTGTTTTTGCAAATCAAATTGTTAATGCTTTATATCCTTTGATGCAATGGATAGATATGAATGAGAAACAACTTGAAGGCGATACCATGGCTGTCAAAATTGACAAAGACGGTGCTATTAGTAAAGACGACGGCGAGGCTGAAGAGAAGCAAAAGACCCCAATAGGCGAATTCATACTTAGTTACTTTGATAAAGAAACAGGCGAATTTCCAAAAGGCGAAACAGCAGTCCTTACAATGATAGAGAAGGACTACGGTGAGCAGTTCATAGAACCTGCTAAGGCATTTATAGAACAAGTTCAAGCAAAATTTGACGAGTACCGAATGAAAGTTCAGCCACAGCAAATGGAAACAGATGCTGAATACGATAGAATGCGGGAATTAGCTGGCGTTAGATAAATTGGATTGTCAAACAGATATATATAGACTAGTGGATCAAGGATATGATCTCACCGATCCTTATGTTATAAAAAGTTTGTATAAAAGCAAATATAGTGCTAAACAAATAGCTGCAACTATTAATAAATGTTTTGATATAGACATTCCCATAGAAGACCAATTTGTTCAATCATTAATAGATTTACACAAAGATAGAAATTTAGAAACTCTTCCAGATGCTAATAATTACTGGCATAAACTTAATATAGAATTAGAAGAACCAGTAATAGATATAAAAGATTATATATTAGATGATCCGTATAGACCTAACGAGCATGCATCATATAATCCTGACACTGGCGGAGTTTGGACATTAAGTTCTAGTTTAGTGTTCAGCAAACAATGGTTAGAATACATAAAGAATGATTTAAATATTTTTCCTGGACATATACAACTATTTTATAAAAATAAAAACCTCCATAGTTCTCCAGCACATGTAGATGTAAGTATATTGGGTACATTACACGGCGGAGCAATTAATTGGACATTAGATCCTGATGATGCTGATATGGTTTGGTACGAAACACCTCCTTATGAACATGTAAATACAATTAACACAACTGCGAATAATCGAAGTAAAGAATGGCCTATTGCAGGACTAAAAGAAGTTGATCGATGCAATATAGGTCAAGAAGCTACACTGGTACGTACTGATGTCCCTCATACTGTAGATATCGGAAGTACTGATAGGTGGGCAGTAAGTTTTAGAATAATATCTGCACAAAGTTGGCAAACACATATTACAGTACTCGAAAATTGCATCCAAAAATAATCAAAAAAACCGTTTGACAAGCTAAATATATGAGTGTATAATACATAGTATGTATTGCACAATTAGGCACTACTAAATTAATCATAGGCACATATAGGAGGCAAAACTATGGCATCATTAGCAGAAATTCGAGCTAAATTAAAAGAACAAGAGTCACGCTCAAGCGGCAACTCTAACAGCGGCGGCGATAACGCAATTTACCCATTTTGGAATATTAAAGAAGGTGAAAGTTGTACTTTCAGATTCCTTCCTGATGGCAACGAGGATAACACTTTTTTCTGGGCAGAACGTTTGATGATCAAACTTCCGTTCGCAGGAGTTAAAGGTGAAACTGATTCACGTCCTGTACAAGTACAAGTACCATGCATGGAAATGTATGGAGAAACTTGTGATATCTTAAACGAAGTACGTGGTTGGTTTAAAGATCCTAGTCTTGAAGATATGGGTCGTAAGTATTGGAAGAAGCGTTCTTATATCTTCCAAGGCTTTGTTACTGAGAATCCACTTGGTGACGATAAGACTCCAGAAAATCCAATTAGACGCTTTATTATTGGTCCACAAATTTTCCAAATTATTAAAGCGGCTCTTATGGATCCAGATATGGAAGAATTGCCAACAGATTATACTGCTGGTGTAGACTTCCGTCTTAACAAAACAAGTAAAGGCGGATATGCAGACTATTCAACATCTAACTGGGCTCGAAGAGAACGTCCGTTAACTGATGCTGAAATGAATGCAGTTAACACAAACGGTCTGTTTAATTTTACAGACTTCCTTCCTAAAAAGCCTGACGAAACGGCTGTTAAGGTCATGAAAGAAATGTTCGAAGCATCAGTAGATGGTGAAGCATATGATCCTGATCGTTGGAGCAACTACTTCCGTCCAAGCGGAATGCAAGCTAGAACTGGTGATCCAACTAAAGCGGCATCACCTAATGCAACTGCAACAAGCCAAAGTGCTCCAGTAGCAGAAGCAGCACCTGCTCCAGTAGCAGAAGCAGCACCAGCGACAGCACCTGCAGGAGAAGGCGGCGATAAAGCTGCTGATATACTTGCAATGATTCGTTCAAGACAATCAAGCTAAGATATAATGGGGGAGAAATCCCCCATTACTTTTAATTAGGAGAAACTATGGCTAAATCATTTGATGTTAGTAAGTTCCGCAAGGACTTGACTAAAAGCATTTCAGGAATGAGTGCAGGGTTCAATGATCCTACAGATTGGATCAGTACAGGCTCTTTTGCACTAAACTATCTTATTAGTGGCGACTTTAACAAAGGTGTTCCACTAGGTAAGGTTACAGTATTTGCAGGCGAATCAGGCGCAGGTAAATCATATTTTTGCAGTGGTAACATTGTAAAACACGCACAGGATCAAGGTATTTTTGTAGTATTAATTGACTCAGAAAATGCACTTGACGAAACTTGGCTACAAGCATTAGACGTTGATACAAGTGAAGAGAAACTTCTTAAACTTAATATGTCAATGATTGATGATGTAGCAAAAACTATATCAACATTTATGGATGACTATAAAGCAATGGCGGAAGAAGACCGTCCTAAAGTATTGTTTGTAGTTGACTCATTAGGTATGTTGCTAACACCTACTGATATTGATCAGTTTAACAAAGGTGATATGAAGGGTGATATGGGTCGAAAGCCTAAGCAATTGACTGCACTTGTTCGTAACACTGTTAATATGATTGGTACACATAATGTAGGACTAGTATGTACTAATCACACTTATGCATCGCAGGATATGTTTGACCCAGATGATAAGATTTCAGGAGGCCAAGGATTTATCTATGCATCCAGTATTGTTGTTGCTATGAAAAAACTAAAGCTAAAAGAAGATGAAGCAGGCAATAAGATAAGCCAAGTAATGGGCATACGTGCAGGCTGTAAAGTTATGAAAACACGTTATGCAAAACCATTTGAAGGTGTACAAGTTAAGATACCATATGAAACAGGTATGAATCCTTATAGTGGTCTTGTTGAACTTTTTGAAGCAAAAGGCTTGATCGAAAAGCAAGGTAACAGATTAAAGTATGTTACAAGCGACGGTGAAGAAGTACTTGAATACCGCAAAAATTGGACTGGTCCTATCCTCGATAAGGTAATGTCGGATTTCGCACTAAAAGAAGCTAATGTGGTAAATACCGCTGAGGTAACAGACGAAGTCGATGCAACCCAACTCGAGGAGATAGCAGTAAATGAATGAAGAAGAGATAGTAGACATTTGGAACTTGTTTAAAGAATATGTTGACAAAAAGCAAATTGATGTAGTTGCTGAAAAGTTTGTTGACATGCTTGCAGACTATGGCGTATCTGATGAAACATTAGTGTCGTCATTAGGAGCAAGTACTTCATTGGATGAAGCAATAAACTATTACTTAGATGATGGTGCAGATACCGATGATGACTACGATGAATTTGAGGATTAAATATGGGTTGGTATAGTGAAATCTCAAGAGACGTTTCTAAAATTACAGATGCAGTAGCATTTTTTGAATCTGAATTACAAGATGCACGTCAAGAGGTTAAACTAAAAGGAAACGTTGAACGTGCCGCAGCCGAAATGCCCGGAATTGTCGAACATAGATTTAATCAACTTCAAGAAATTGAAGCAATACTCAACTATCTAAATATTGAGCTACGTAGATTGCGTAGCTCATTTTTTAAAAAATATTTAGAAAATTATCAACGAGCATTATCAAGTCGTGATGTAGAAAAATACGTCGACGGAGAACGTGATGTTGTTGATTATGAAAAAATTATAAACGAATTTGCACTTATACGTAATAAATGGCTAGGGTTACTTAAAGGCTTAGATCAAAAACAATGGCAAATTACTAATGTAGTTAAGCTAAGAGTTGCAGGCATGGAGGATGCTAGTTTATAGAAAGATTCGTAATTGACATGATATAACTCCTATTAATAATAATTATATGTACAAGGAAATTATATGTTGTACACAATCATTACAAGTCTTAATCAAAAATACTGGGACGAAACTTCTAAAATAAATATTCAAAGTTGGGCTCAATTTTTACCGCCTGAAATTAAAATTGTAATTTATTCTGAAGACGAAATCGATATTGGAAATTTAAAAGACAGAATTACTGTTAAAGATATATATTCTACTTGTCCTAAGTTACTAGAATTTAAAAAAACACACAAACATAATCCGCATTATAACGGCGATGCTCCAGTAAAAGATACTAAAAAGTTTAAATGGAACGCAATTAAATTTGCTCATAAAACATTTCCTATATTTGAAGAAGCTAAAGTATGTGATACAAATTATTTAATTTGGTTAGATGCTGATGTTCTTATGCATGACTATATTACTATGGAATGGCTTGCTGAACTGTTTCCACAAAGATCTTGTATATCTTACCTTGGACGTCCGTCGAACACAAAAACAGCATATGATGAATGTGGACTAATGGGGTATAATTTAAAAACTCCGTTAGCAAAAAACTTCCTAGCCGCATATGAAGATTATTATGAAGGAAATAATTTAGATCAATTAAGAGAAACACACGACAGCTGGATTTTTTATCAACTTCGTCTTAGCTTTGAAGCAGGAGGATTTGGCGGTTTTAAAAACTTAAATCCTAATCCTGTAAACAACAAAAGCCCTTTCAATAACAGCGGCATTAATCAGTATATGGTTCATTGTAAAGGTAAAGGTAAACAAAAACTACATAATAAATTTTTAAAGCGTTTTAGTATACAGAGTTCGTAATGCATATACTTGTAGCATGTGATCAAAATTATTATGATAAATGGGCTTGTAATTTATTAAAAAGTATACATGATTTAAATCCACACGATTGGTTGCAATTACACTGTCATATAGTCAACCCATACAAGGTAAATGAACTAGATTATGTAAATTATACAACAGAACAAAATGACTATGTGACTATCCCTTATTTGCAAGGTGTTAGATTTGTAGTAGCGGCAAATAAATTTAAAAACAATGAACACGTAATGATACTTGATGCTGATAGTATCTGCACTAGAGAATTTACAAAAGAAGAATTTATCAATGTCACGTCAGACGTTACAGTTTTAAAACATCACAAGAAAAATGCTATACATCCTTGGCTATGTGGTTTCGTAACCTTAGGTACAGAATTATTTAGACAAGACTATGCAAATAATCTATTAATTACAAAAACACATGAATGGGAATACGGACACGACCAAGATATTCTTTTATTATTATCTAATCTACATCAATACAAAGAAGCACCCCAAGAATGGATATGCATGGGAAAACAGAATCCAAAAAGTGTATTCCTCACTTTAAAAGGTGACAAACATAAAAATAATCCTAAATATACGGATCAACTAAAAAGGTATATAGTACAATGACATTAGAATCTCACCTAGGAGGACACCAAGGCAAAACACACATAGACGAAGGTGCATTACAATGGTTGGTTAATCTAGGCATAACAAGTTTTATTGATATAGGTTGCGGACCCGGAGGCATGGTAGAACTAGCCAAGAGCAAAGGACTACGCACTATAGGCGTTGATGGAGATTATACGTTAACACGATTTGATCCTAATTATTTTATTATACACGACTATACTAAAGGTAGTCCGCAAATAGAGGGTACTTTTGACTTAGCATGGAGTGTAGAATTTTTAGAACACGTAGAAGAACAGTATATGGACAACTATATGAATACTTTTAAACGTGCAAAGAGTGCAGTAGTAACATATGCACCTCCAGGATGGAATGGACATCATCATGTTAATCTACAAGAAGAAGATTATTGGATTGCACGTTTTGAAGAAAACGGATTTAAGCTAGATGAAAGCAAAACAAGATTCTTACGACATAACTCTACACTAAACTTAGGTAAAAAAGGCAAAAAAGCTTTTGTAAAAAATAGAGGATTATACTTTAATAATGTTGGATAAGCTTGTAGTAGGAATAGAAGGTTCATATAGAACACACCCTCTTCCTCACCTACCCAATTTTAAAGTTGTACCTTGGGAAAACCAAGCTATAATAGAAAAAGCTGATGTATTTGTGCAAGCAAATATACTAGAAAATAAATTCTTTAGAAAGTATAGAGCACAATATGAACACATACGAGATAGTGGTAAGCCATATATTGTAGTTGAAAGTAGCGTGTTTAGACATAACATGCCATTTCCGCCTCATCCTAAAGCATACCATAGATGGAGCTGGACAAGTTATTTTAGAGATGAAGGAAACTATTGTAACGAAAACTGTCCAGACGATAGATGGAAACAAATACAAGCAGATCAAAATATTGAAATAAAAGACTGGAAAAATGGCGGCGAGTATATACTACTAGCAATGCAACGCCCTGGCGATAGTAGTTTAAAAAACTTAATGGCTAAACATAAAACATTTGATAATTTTATTGCAAATACTATTAAAGAAATACGCAAGTACACCGACCGTCCTATTGTTGCTAGAATGCATCCTGCTAGAATGGACAGGCAAAGACAAGCACTTGGAAAGATAGATACTAGCGGAATCACAGTAAGTAAAAACATGCATGGCTCTGGAAACTTAGAAGGCGGTGCAGGACTATATGAAGATTTTAAAAATGCATATGCAGTAGTAGGCTTTAATAGTAATGCACTTACAGAAAGTATATGCGAAGGAATACCTACTTTTAGCTTATGTCCTAGTTCAATGGCTTGGGAATGTTCTAATAAGAACTTAAATACACTTGAAAACTTAGAGTATTTTGATCGACA